CTCCTCAACTTGACGCCGAATGGAGGCGTTTCGCTGCCCCTGCTGCGACAGGCCAGCGTCTTGGACTGCTTCAGCAACCTTCTTATAGGACTCTGCCAGGGCGTCAACGACTCGCTTCTGGTCGGCGAGCGCAGCGTTCAACGCCTTCGTCTGGTCTTCAGACTTGCGGCCGTTGTTGTACCAGTTGATCAGTGCCGCAACGAGTTGCGCGCCGATGGCGGCCGAGATGCCGGCAATGAGTCCGGTTGTCCCGCCGATAATGAACCCAAGTTGCGAGATGTTGTTCCCGGCCGCGCGGATGCGCTGGTCAAGGCCGCCGGTAACGCTGAAGAAGTCTTCGACAGCGAAAGCAGCCTGCTGGATAGCAAGGCCAGCGCGGTCGCCGAAGCCTCGAGCCTGGTCGCCGGCCCGCCGGAAGTCCTCGGCGAATCGGCCAGGTCGCACGCCTTCCGCAGCCGCGGCGGTGCGGATTAACTCCTGCCTGGTGCGTGCAATATCCGCCGCGGCCTGCTCCGCGCTGTCTGCTGTTCCAGAGAATGCGCGGAATGCCGCCTGTCTGTAAGCCTCAAGGGCGGCGACGGCTGGGCCTCGCTGCTCGGCGGTCAGCCGAGAGAGTCTGTTCTGAACGAACTCGATCTGCGATCCGACGGAGCGCAGTTGCCGCTCGTCGATGCCCAGCGACAGGCCGGCGACGCCCTCGCCACCGAAGTTTTGCAGAAACTGCTGGCCGATGCCTCGGCGGCTGTTGAGCGCAGCCTGGATGGCTTGCGTCTCCTGCTGAACTCGCCGCAGTTGGTCAGCCGTAAATCCGACGCCGGCGCGGCCGAGGTTTTGCCACCGAGTCGTGAGGTTGTCGACAACGGGGCCAAGCGATCCAGCCAAGTCCGGCAGTTCGCGGAGTTGATTGCGGACGGCTGTGATCTCGCCGCCGACTCGGTCAAGGAACGCCTGCTGCGGGTTGACGCGAGACGCTGCCCCCTGGTTCGACAACAAGTCCGAACCACGCTGGTCGACGTTGAGGAACCTGGACGCTGCCTCGGCCCGCCGCTGGGCGTCGGCAAGTGCCTCCGTCCGAACCCGCGCGTCCTCAAGCAGTTGCAGGTAGGCGCGGACGTCAGTCTGCTGGCCCTCGGTTGCGATGAGGTTCGACTCGCGCTGGTCAACAACCAGGAAACGGGATGCGGCCTCGGCCCGCCGCTGGGCGTCGGCCAACGCTTCCGTTCTGGCCCTGGCCTGCTCAAGAAGTTGGATGTATTCGCGAATGTCCTGCTGCTGGCCCTCATTCGCAATCAGGTTCGACTCGCGCTGGTCGACGTTGAGGAATCTGGAGGCGGCTTCGGCGCGCCGCTGGGCGTCTGTCAGCGCCTCGGTTCTGACTCGCGACTCCTCGAGAAGCTGGAGATAGGCACGAACATCTTGCTGCTGGCCTTGGCTCGCGAGGAGATTCGACTCACGCTGGTCGACGTTGAGGAACCTGGACGCGGCCTCGGCGCGCCGCTGGGCGTCGGCGGCTGCCTCTCGCTGGGCGTTCGCCGCCTGCTGCGACAGCGTGATCTCTCGCTCCAACTGGTCGTTGACCAACCGCAGTGCCGCGACCTGGCGGTTGTACGCGGCCTCGGCCGACTGCGCGTCTCCATTCCGCGTGACGCGGATGCGCTCGAGCGTGGACAGGAGATTCTCTGCCTCCTGGGCTGCCTGCCGCTGCTGGCCGACGAGGGCCGCGACGCCGCTGCCGCGAATCTGCTCCGGCGACAATGCCGCTGCCTGCTGCTGGAGGGCGGCGGCGCGGGACGTCTGCTGGAGGAAGCCAGGGCGCTGGAAGCGGAGTTCTTGACCAGTGGCGAGGCCCGCGGTCGCCTGGCCCGCCTCGCGGAGGCGGCTCGCGGCCTGTGTGACGCGGTTGATCCGCGCCTCAAGGTTGGCGAAGTCTCGCTCGCTTACCCTGGCGCCGTTGCCGATGGAGGCGCGAAGCTGCTCGGCTGCCTTCTGCGCCGACTCGAGCGCCGGGGCGAAGTTTCGCTGCACCTGGGTCGACAGACCGGCGAAGTCCTTCGCGGCTTGCGAGACGGGCTTGGCAATCCGCTCGGCGGCCTCGGCAAACTGCCGGATCGCCTGCACTTCCTGCTGGTTGACGAGCTTGAGATTTTGACCGACGCCGACCTTGAGCGCCCGCTGCAACTTTTGCAGCGGCGTCAGGATGTTGTCGAACTCACGACCCGCGCGGCTAGTGGCACCGGAGATGGTGCTCTGAATCTTCCGCGCGAACTGCGTGACGTCCTTGGCGCCGGCGTTTAGCCCTCGCGACAGACCCTTGGAGTCTGCCGTGAGGATCGCCGAGATTTTGCCAAGGTAGCCGCGTCCAGCCATCGTCTCATCCTTGAGGCTTCTGCAACTTCATCAGTTCCGCAAGCATCGCGTCCTGCGACTGCTTCGGCCGCTTCGACGCCGGGATGAACACCTCTTCGTCAGGCACCCGCTTGTAGTTGCCCGACGCCGCCATGATCGTCCGGCATATCCTGGCAGTCTGCTGCCAACTGTTCCCCAGCGGCCACCGCTGCTGGTATGCGTACCACTCCGACAACTCTTGCGAATCGACCGTCTCGAGCAGTTCTTTGACCGACCGACCTAGCGCCAGCGCTAGGTCGAAGTAGAACCTTCGCTCGGGGCGGTCGGTGAACCGTTTCCCAGCGCTTCCACGGCCGCGTCGGTGAAGGCGTTGTGCTGCCACGCCTTGTCGAAGAGCCGGTTGATCACGACGCTTGACTTGTTGCCGAGGGCGTCGATGTCGGCGTCGGCGAACAGCCGCTCGCCCGACTCGTCGGCCAGCGTCAGGACGAGGAAGCGAACGCGGAACGCCTTCATCTTCTGCTCGCTGTACGCTTCCTCGAACTTGTCCCGCTCCGTTCCGCTGATGGTGCGGACGTAAACGTCGCCGCCCCACTCCGGCACGGGGATCGCCTCGGACAACTTCACATCCTTCGCCGCCAGAATCTTCGCCTTGCTCAACGCCATGAATCAGGTTCCTTGGTAGTCCGTAACCTTGAAGTTCGCAGTCCCTCGCACCAACTCCCCGACACGAGCCTCCGTATTGGCAGACTCAAGAATTGCCCGCCGCGACACGCTCCAGTTCGGCGACGAAAACGTCAGTTGCCCGACGCCCCTGACGATGTCCTGGACGTCGCCTGTCGCCGTCGTCGCGATGAAGTCCAGCGACACGCCGCCGCCAGACCACTCGCCCGTCGGCACAAGGACGGCGTAGCCAGAGGGGTCGCTCGGAGACGTCATATCGACGACCTCTGCGACCGGCGTCTCGACAGAGATGCCGACGACGGCCCCCGCGAAGTTCCCGCGGGAGCCGGTGAATGTGAATGTCGCCCCTTGGGCAGCGAATCCCGCCATCGCTTACGCGACTCGGAACGTCGCACTCCCCGAGATGAGGGCGCCCACAGAGCCGCCGATCGAAGACGACGCGATCGTCGCGTTGCCGCTGAACGACATCGGGCCGGAAATCGACAGAGAACCGGACACGCCGGCCGTGAGGATGTTCGTGGAGATGTAGTCGATCTGCACCTCGCGGTCGGTCGCAAAGCCGCCGACGTACTCTCGCTTGCCGTTCGGCGCGATGCCCAGGTGGCTGCCGTCGATGAGGTCTTGGGTGTCATTGACCTGAACCGAGGTGACCGTGATGGTGCTCGTGCCGAACGTGAACGTGAGTCCCTGTGCCGAAACGCCTGCCATGAGTCGCGCCTCCTTGCGCCAGTGTCGTGACCTGTAGGGTTACGAGGCGGCTTCTTGCCACCTGATCTGATACAACTGCCTAACCTCGTAAGCCGGCGGGAGTTGTGCTCCGACGGCCGTAGGATCGAGAAAATCGTCAGTTTCGCTGACGAGCCTCATATCACTGATTGTAACCCCCATTGCCGTGCCGGTGTTGCCATCCAGAGCAAGCCGGACCTCGTCTCCCAACTCCCTGGCGGCGTCGTGGGTGAGCGCCCAGGAGGCGATCTGGATCGACAGGAGGGGCATGAACATCGGCCCGGTCAGGCTGGCCTCGCGAATGATGTTCTGCCGCTTGTAGACAATGAACGGGAACCCCGCCGACTTCGGCACGGCGATCGGGTAGACGTTGAAGCCGACGAGGCGGGCGACCGCGGGGACGCTCGTCAGACGGTAGTAGACGTAGTCCTCGGGCTTGATGATCACCGGAGTTCCTCGATGTAGGTCTTCATGTTGGCGATGAGGGACGCCAGGACGGCCGAGGAGTTCTCGGAGATCGTCTTCTGCATCAGGTTCTGGGCTGGCATGGGGCGGATTGTCTCACCCGGCTTCAGCGCGACGGGGTGCATCTCGCCTGGGGCGTCCGACCCGAAGTCGTGCGGGTAGCCGACGCCCATCTTGGCCTGTCGCGTCCGCTCCTTCTTCGACCCCATGAGGAAGTAGTATCCTCGGCCCATGCTCGCGAACTGCTCGTTGTTGAACGTGCCGGCCCGATTCATCTTCCCGTTGATCATCTGATGGACGTTGACATAGGTGCGGCGTCCCTGCGTGCCAGGCTTTCTTGCGCCGGTCCCGAACTCCACCAACCAGGCATGATTCCCGCTCCCTAGTTCAGGGTCGGCACCGACAGGGCCGGTGACTCGCGGGCCTGTGACGGCGACCGTCGCGCCCTCGTACTGCCTGGTTTCCGTCCTGATCGACTTATTGAGGTTGTCGGTGACGTTGTTGATCTTGGCCTTGTAGCCCTTCTTGATGATCTCCGACGCCTTCTTGACGGCCTTGGCGCGAAGCTGGCCTGGGTCGCGCTGCGCCCGTAGGGCCATCAACTCCAGTTCCTTGGCGACCTCGCGGGCGCCGGCCGTCTGGATGCTGACGAACCCTTCGACGATCTGCTTGGCAGACTGCCCGCCGAAGTCACGCGGCTGCGTTGCGTCGATGAGTACCGCCATCACTGCACCTCGCGGGCCAGGATTTCCAGGGCCGTGCGGTTGTCGCGCTCGACGACCGCCGCAATTTCCATAGTACGGCCTCTCCAGATGAGGCGGTTGAGATGCGTGACGTCTGCACGGTAGCGGATGCGGATGCGGTGGGTCGCAATGACGTTGGCCTGCTGGGCCTGGAGGATGTCCCGGCTCGAGAGGCCGCTGACGCTCGCCCACACCGTGGCGACGGTGGTGTCCCAATCCATGACCGTCTCGCCGGAGGGCTTACGCACCTCCGTCTGGGACTTGATCGCGACCCGCTCACGCATGGTCCCGATTATCATGTGACCGTGCCTTCGCCGATGAACAGGACTTCGTATGTGCAGGAGCCGGAATCGGCGGCGAAGCGTGCTGCGGAGGCCATCGCGCCGGAGGATACGGCGAATCCGCCGTCCGTCGGCGCGGTAAGTAGGTAGCAGCCGCCGGGGGGGAGCGTCCCGTAGACGGTGACCGGCAAGCCGGCAAACGCACCGACCCCGGAAGCGCCGCCGATTCGCAGCACCTGCGTGCTGCTCGTGTTCTTCACATAAACCAACTTGACCTGCGTGAATGCAACCGTGACAGAGGCTCCGTCACGGGTGTCGGAGAGGTTCCAAAGCGTCAGGTCGTCGTTCGACGTCGTCGCCGTCCGCGCGTCGCTCCACACCACCTGTGCCTGATTGGCTCCGGTGCCGTCGGTGAGTCGGATCGCGTAGTTTGCCGGCGTGGCTCGCAGCGTCCGCGACAGGTCACCGCTGGACGTCTCGTGGGCGAGGATGGAGAGGGCGATCTGGGCGGTGAGTGCCATTCGGTCAAGTCCCCATGACGTAGATTTCGTAGTTCTGGCCCGTCGTCCCGCCGACGCGGAGGATGCTGCCGCCGCTCGTCGTGGCGAAGCCGGCCGAGTTCGGACAAGACAGCATGAACGCACCGCCCTCGCGGATCGGGTAGCCGCGGATCGTCAATGCACCGAGGTTGATCATCGGCGAGAAGTTCCATGCCGACGCATCCTGACGGAAGACGCTGAACTGGCTCCCAGTCCACCCGGCCGACAGGGCAATCTGGTTCGTCGTCGACAGGTTCTTGAGGCAGAGCAACTTCACCGTGCCGATGCCGATCGCCGAGAAGTCGACCTCGTCGAAGCCCGACTCAAAGGTGCGGCGGTCGCTCCAGACCTTCGTGCAGTCACCGACGTCGAAGAAGAACGTCAGCGGGTGGTCGGCGATCTCCGTCGTCAGGCCGTTCGCGAACTGCGAACGTGCCTGCACCTTTGCCTGCACCTGGGCCTGGAGGCTCATCGGTAACCCCCCCAGCCGGACGCCGCCAGCAGCGTGTCGAACGTCTGCGGCACCGGCAGCACCTGGCTGAAGCCGGTGACCACGGGCTGACGCATCTCGAACCAGTGGGCGACGAGGAGAAGGATCAGACCCTTGACCGTGCTCGGCACGCTCGAGCCGCTGGCTCCGTAGCCTGCCGGCCAGCGGACGACGACGCTGTTCTCGTCGCCTCGCACCGCCGGCCAGACGCCTTCGTAGACCGGGTAGATGCGGCCCGGCGTGGCGTAGTGGTCGGTCTGAAAAGCCCCCGTCGCCGAGGTGATCGTCTGGCTGACGCCGGCCTCGTCGCGGTAGATGACCGTCACCGTGCCGCTCGCCATCGGCGGGCGGGGGAGGATGATCTCCCACAAGGGAAAGCAGTCGTAGCGGGCCTCGAGCGTCTGGGAGATGAGGCTGACGTCCAGCACGTTCTCGACGTACTCCGTCGCCATCGCGATCAGACTGTTCAGGTAGGTGTCCTCGTCGGAGGTGTCGACGCGGCACTGCGTCTTCGCCTCCGCGAGCGTCACCGGATAGGCCGCCGGGGCGGTGTATTTGACGAGGCTGCGGTACGGCGTGACGCCGGCCGACGGGTACTCCGGCGAGCCGTAGGTGATCGTGACGGTCATTTCGGCTTCCTCCTGGCCGGTTGCGGCATCGTGGCCCGCTCGCTCCGCTCCTCGACGGTCGCTGCCTCCAGCCGCCGCTCGCCAATTTCTTCGGCGAGGCCGCGGGCGACGTAGATGCGGGCCGCGCCGTCGCCCCAGTCAAACTCCTGGCCGGCGCGGTAGCCGGCGAATGGCTTCAGGATGCGAATCTTCATGGCACAAACCCCCAGGCTCCTTCCGGCGGCTTCCTTCCGTTGTTCCAGAACTCCGTCGTGTGCTGCTGCACCTTGCCCCCGTCGACTGTCCTAGACGGCCAGGTGATCATCAGTTCGGCGTGACCGACACTGACGTTGGTGGCGATGCCCAGGCGGTTCCCGCTGGCGGCGAACTTCTTCCAGAAGTAGATGTCCTCGTCGATGTGGCCGCCCGTGAACGTCCCCTCGTCGTTGGCCTCGGCCAGGAACCACGGCTTCGGCATCTTCTTGATGGCGGCGGTGCGGATGAACGTGCAGCCGAAGTGGGCTGTCTCGACGGGCTGCACGACCTTCTGGAACCAGTCGTTTTCGACCGTTGTCCGATCGTCGGGCGTGAACCCAGGCAGGGCGAACATCACCGAGTTCGATTCCCGCTTGGTCTGGAGCGGGGCGATGGCGTCGAAGCCCGAGTGCATCAGGAGGGCGAGGAGTGCTTCGACCGTCTTGGCGGTGAAGATCGTGTCGTAGTCGATCGTCAGCACGACGTCGTGCGTGTCGATCACTTGCTCCATCGTCCGCTGGAGACACTGCCCGAAAAACGCCCCGGTGTATTTGATCGGGGCGATCCCGTGCGGCGCGAGAGCCTGCGAGATGCAGAAGAAATTATCAGTGAAGCCGAGGCGAGGGACGCTCATCAGAGCGGCTACCTTCACCTCGGCTTCACAATTACCGACACGCAGCAGCATGGTTCGCTCCTTGTGAGGAGCGGGCGCGCATCCTTGCGCCTTTGTCGGCCGTCATGGCCGTCCCGCTTGTACGGGACTAGCCAACGACTCGGCCGATGACACCAGCGTCGGAGTTCGACACGGGCGACTCTTCGGCGCGACCCAGGCGGGCCACCATCGCCACGTTCGCCGTGGCGCCGGGCGTGTAGGACACCTTCAGGTAGCGCTTCTTGGCCTTCGTGTCGATGTCCAGCTTGAGGACGGACGTCAGGGCCGTGCTCGTGACAGCCGGGATCGAGAAGCCGCCGACACCGCCGCCCACCAGGGCAGTGACGTTCGAGTAGGACGAGTTGTCGTCTGACTCTTCGACCTTCACGGCGTTCGCAAACACCGTGCTGGCGTTGCTGGCCCGCAGCACGGTCACGCTGGCGTGATCGTAGCCGATGGTGTCGATCGTCAGCGTGGCGGTCGCGGTCGCGCCGACAGCGGCCGACTCGAGGTTCGCAACGACCTTATGGTTCTGGGAGTGGATCATGCTTCAGAGGCTCCTGTTATCACGAGGCGGCCGAACGGAGAGCGATCACGGGACCGACCTCCGAAGTCGTGCCAAGGGTGTGTGCGACCGAATCGAACCGCATCGTTCCCTGGAGCAGGAGCTGGTCGGTGGTCGCGTAGACCTGATCGAACAGCCGCACCGAGAAGTCACGACGCCGGGCGTAGATGCAGGCGAGGTTCAGGTTGCCGAAGAGCACCTTCACCTTGCTGGTGTCCGCGCCGAGGGTGCTGTTCATCACATGCACCATCCGCACGGGGTAGCCGAGGAAGGACTCGCCAGCCGCCGCACCGATGTTCTCGACGGTGTTGCCACCGGCCGCGTACTTCAGGCGGGCGATGCTCGCCGCGTAGCCGGCCGGCGACACATACCAGGCCGCCCCCTGGCGGGCGTAGAGGGGCAACTTGCCCATCACCGCCAGGAAGTCCTCGATGTCCAGCGTCTCGAACGCCGTGTTGCCCGAGGCGGCCGACACCACCGAAGAGGTGTGCGTGCCGTCGTTGATCTTGTTGATGACGCCGTTGATGCCGCCGTAGGTGCTCGTGCCGTCACCGATCCAGCCGCACTGGTCGATGCGGAAGGCCAGCGAGGTGCTGAACTCGGTGGCGACGGCGTCGGCGAGCGACACCACACCAGCCGTATCCTCGACCACCTCGGTGCTCATCCGGCAGCCGACGGCCAACTTCTTGGCGACGAGCGACACGTTGCCGTAGGTCGGCTCGCTCTCGGTCACGCTGGAGCCTTCGCCCACGAAGTAGGCCGTGGTTCCGGTGAGTCGCTTCGGGATCACCATCGTGTCCCGGCTCATCGACACGTTCTCGACGGCGGCCGGGTAGGTGCCGTAGGTTTCGACGAGACGGATCACGCGAGCGGCGAACTCCTCCGGCACCAGGCTGCCGCCGGCCGAGTTGCTGCCCTCGTTGAGGGCGCGGGCCTCGACGCCGTGCTCACGGCACCACCGGATGTCCGACTCGTTCTTGAACACGGTGGCCTTGATCCACCGGCCGCAGCGGTAGGCGCTCTCGACGGCGTCGGGGCCGTCGTTGAACGCACGCAGGGTCGAGTGATGCGGGTTGATCGCCCGAATCTCGACCTTCTTGGGCTGCTCGGCAGCCACGGGGGCGGCGGGGGCCGCCGGGGCCGCAGCCTCGACGACAGCGCGGAGTTCCTGCTCCTTCG